CTACGGGTGCAGCCAATCCCCTAACAAATGGTTTGTTGGTACACAATTTCGATGGAGATTCGGGGGATGCTATCTTAGCGGCAAAAACTCGTATACTCGCGGGGAATGTATTCACCTCTTATATTCAAACGAACGCAGGAAATAACCCTAGGGGTTGGTCTACCGGTGTAACCGGAACTGACTCAGATTTTAGAATTACACAAAATATAGAGAACAACAAAGACCCATCGACCGTAGGTGTATACATATCTGGTGATACTGGTAGAGTTGGTATAAATACAGATACACCCCGAGGTGCACTAGATGTGTTGGGTAATGTAGTTGTGGGTAATGAAATTTCATTTGGTGGTCTAGAGGGTGATCTGTTTGGTAACACGAGGCTTGTAGAAAGACGTTATACTATAGATCAATCAAGAACTGAACTTGTACTATTCAAGGGTAATGACGGGGGTACTACATTAGGTCCCGATAGAATTCGACACATTGCAGCGGAGCATGTGTTCCAAACCTATTCATCCCAAGATGAATCTTTCAATGACCTTGTTGCCGACCAAGTGGGTGATGCGCCTATGGTTATCACCAACGACAGAGGTATTGTCGTTATTGGTGGTAGACGTTCAGACGCAGCGAATCGTGGTTCAAATACAAAACTCGTAGTAAACGGTGATATCGAGTTCGCTGGTGGTGGTGCGTTCACACTGACTGGTCTGGCATTCCTTACTACTTCCCCAACGGATGGTTCCGACTCCATCAACACAATTAGAAGTATTCTAAACGCAACTGAGCGTCGCGTAATTACGTTTACCCATGGAGACGGTGATGGTGATTCAGAATTCGCCCGTTTCGACAAACTTGGTAGACTTGGTATAGGTACCGAAACTGTAGATGCCAATGTACACATTTTCAATGGAAACACAACAGACCAAACACTCCTAAAACTCGAGAGCCCTCACCCGAGTTCGGGTACATTCACTAAAAAATCTGGAATTCTTCTATACACCACTGAGAATTTCGGTGGTTATGTGAAGGGTTTCAGGGACTCAGCTACTTCACTTTCCGGTATCGTAATTGGTGGTACCAATAGCGGTACAGAAACGGATGGTGTCCATATTACACACGCGGGTAATGTTGGTGTGGGTACCCTAAACCCACAGAAACAGCTTCATGTCTACGATGGTATGGTGCGTGTGGAAAGTGCCTCGAGTAACGCGACTATTGAACTCACGACAACCGCTGGGAGTGCAAACATTTATGCGGATACCACAGGTAATGTATATATTAACCCATTGAGAACTGGTTTGAGAAACACAACCTTCATCAACAGTAATGTAGAGGTCATAGGTGATTTCACAGTTGATGGTGCTCTAGATTTGGGTAATCAGGTAGGTATTGGTTTGGATGGTGCGAGTGCGAATACTGTTCTCCACGTGAATGGTGGTGTCATCACAAACTCTGACCAGGTTGCGACAAAAAAGTACAGTCATTCTAATGTAATCACTTCTCCCGTGGGTGTAGGTGGTCAGGATATACAATTTGTGTTTAAACCAAATACATTTTATGCTAAAATCATAGCGGTGTTACGTGAAACAAGTGATGTACGCAACACAAGTACTATGATTCTCGAGGTGTCTGGTGGTACACATGATGGATCCACAAGTTCTATGTATGATATAGCCCTAGGTCCACTAACCCTAATGGGTGCTACAAACTCGTACCCGTGGAGTCCTACTGTATCAGTTGGTACCCATGGAATTAACATACAACCAACAGTGAAGGATGATGGACGCAACTTTGCATATGATTTATCAGTTGAAGTCACCAGTGGAGTTGACGGTGGACTTTCTAGAATTACAAAACGAGCTACAAATACAACTACAGCTCTTGACAATGCGACTGGTGGTCAAGATTTATTGGTTGGATTCTCATATTAAATTTACTACGAGGGAGGGTGGTACCCCGCGGTAGATTCAACATTTACGCCCTGATGGAATCAGAGATGGCTAGTGCAACTACGCCGACAATGAATGCCATGATGACGTAATTCAATTCAGTTTCTTCGTGACCAACCTGTGGCTTTACAGGTTCGGCCTTAGCTTCAGTGACAACTTCCTGCTGTCGGACTGGAGGCTCGAGCTCCTCAAGCGGACAATACGCTATCATTTATATAAGTTTAGAGATTAATTTCCGTCTTCTTCTTTCGACGAGTTCTCTTGGGTTTACTGGCACCTACATTTACTTCCTTTACCTCACCACCTGTGGAATCACCAGAGATGGACATGATGTCGGAGAGGTCATCATCTTCCTCGATTGGTTGAGGCGCCGAAGGACCCTGACCCATTGAGGTATTCATTGGTGGTGGGGGTGGCATAGAAATCCCACCCATGAGGCTAGAAATGTCGAGTCCAGGACCCTGCATCTCGTATTGCCCCGAACCACCCACAGGTGCATCAACCGCTGGACCACCCGTATTACGGGTTGTATTTTGAACCGCCGCCATCATGTTCTTCACCAAGTCTGGGTTCTGCTTCATAACATCATTCATGTTAGGCATCACAGACTTGAACATACTGTTGGTAAGGTGGAACATCATCGCAGAACCACCAAGCATCATAATCAACTTGACCTCTGGTGCTACACTGACCTTTGAGCGATATTTCACATAAAGTTCTTCAAATACGCCGTCATAGTCATCAACATTCTCCATGATAGACTCAGACCAACCCTCAAGTTGAATCTCAAATGGATTGTATCGCTTGTTCAAAAACTCAAGACCAGTTACACAGGCCACCAACATACGACGAGAGAAACGCACAGACTGTTCAACATCAATACTGTATGTAATCCTCTTGACTTCCGACCTTAGTTCATCAACACCTGAATAGGCATTCAGGCGCTTATTGACGGCAAAACCCTTCTTTTCTAACCGTCCAAGTTTATTGACAAGGTCCGCCTTTTCTTCGTCAATTGAGGTGTACCCCTTGGAAGGTTGGTCCCCATCATCACCTGGACCATGCCCCATTGGCTCATCATCATCAAACATCATTGGTTCATCCTCTCCATAATCAATCTCCTCCTCCTGTTGAGGTTGAGCTGGAGCGCTCTGTTTATTAGGATTTACAAAAGCGTCCATAGCCTCCTGAGCTTGGGAGGATTGAACAGGTCTCTGCATTGGCCGCGTAGGTCGATGAACCGTCTTTGCACGTGGTGCATAGATTTGAATTTCATCCATAAGAGCCTGTTCGTCAGCATCTAATTTCATCACAGTTGTTTGACCTCTGTCAAGTACGATTTCTTCGTCCATCTACTGTCTATGTAGAAACTAAGAAAATCTCTTTAACGCACTTTAAAAAAATCTATGTCTATTATAAATGTTCAAACTTAACTTCAATCGCAGTGATCGAAATGCTCTCATGGCTATCGCCACATTGATGACCCTCATCTTTGTCCTGTCGTTGATGTCCGTGAAGACCGCGAAGTACCAGCCCAGGCCAATTACTATTACAGCCGTCAGTGAAGAATCTCTCTTTGATCTCAAACCTGATGTCGAATGTGTTGCTGGTGGGGGTAAAAATGGTAGCCCCTACTCGGTTGGTCTGACCCCAGGTGGTCTCTGTGGTGCCCAGAAGCTTGTGAGTGCTCATGCTGGGTATGAGATTGCGGATGGAATTGGTGGATCTTTAATCTAATCTAATAATAAATGGCTTTGATCACTTCACCATCGGAGATGATTCCAGACCTAAATTATGAATATCACACAATTACAGTTGATACTCTCGATCAGGCTAGTTCTAACAGTTTCACGTGTTTTTTGAGTCAACCTCTAAAAAATGTGGTACAGGCTAGATTGCTAGCTGCGAGAATTCGTACAAAGACGGCTACTGAACATTGTTATATTTCTATAGATGAGTTGAATTCTGTATTTAACGATCGTGCCACCAACGTGTACGAAGGTCAGGCCTCGCTAGGTATGCTTCGAAACTCCTTTGCTAGTATCGCCCATGCAAATACCGTCGCCAGTGGTGCACAGACAATCTCGTTTAAAGATGAATACCCAATTGCGACCCAATATGTAAACCCTATTCGTAGTATTGACCGTCTCACTGTCAATATTCGTAATCAAAGTGGCGTCCCTATCGTTCCCGCAACGGCTACAGATAGAAATAATTATTTTGTTCTTCGATTCGTCTGTAGGAAACCCAACCTGTAATTTTTCTCCCCTTAAATTAGTATTACCATGTCAGCAGGTGTTGTTCAATTGATTGCCGTAGGTGCCCAGGATAAATATATCATGGGCAACCCCGAAATATCTTTCTTCAGTTCAACATTCAAAAGGCATGCTAATTTTTCACAGTCCATTGAAAAACAAACCATCCATGGAGCGGTGAAAAACAATTCTATGTCCAGTATTCAGTTTGAGAGGTCGGGTGATCTTCTCAGCTATGTGTATTTTACACTTGATGATACGAACCAGGCCCTCGATATTCAACGATGGGACACCATTATTGATAAAGTGGAACTTTTGATAGGTGGTTCCGTTATTGATACCCAAGATGCAATCTTCACAGAGAAGATTGCGATCGATACATTTGCTCAAAATGTATCAAAGAGTTCTAATGGTACACACCCAGGTATTTCTGCACGTTCATTTTTTTACCCTCTGAGGTTCTTTTTTTGTGAGGGACCACAGTGTGCTATCCCCCTTGTAGCCCTAAACTATCATAATGTCGAACTCAGGATCCATTGGGCTACCGCAGCTACAAACTATAACGTAGAGTGTTACGCAAATTACTTCTATTTGGACAACGAAGAACGTGGACAGGTTGCATCTAGGAAACATGATCTTCTCATCACACAGGTTCAAAAAAATGTCCCCTCGAATGCGCTTGTTCAAGAACTCACCTTCAATCACCCGGTTAAATATCTCGCCTCATCTGATACAACGACAGATGGTGCACTCACATCCCCAACGAATAAGATTAAGTTAAACATTAACGGTCTCGATGTAGGCAACTATAGATGGGGTAGACCACATTTTATAGACGTCACGAGTTATTATCACACAAACTTTGTGACGTCCCCAGATTTCTTTCTCTATTGCTTCTGCCTCTCAACAAGTTCTCTCCAACCCACAGGAACACTCAACTTCAGTCGCCTTGCTTCAGCAACTATCATGAGTGAGTCTATGAATATCAATGACCCAATTTACGCAGTCAACTATAACATACTTCGGATCGAAAATGGAATGGCTGGTCTACTTTATGCAAATTAAAATACAAC